ATGTATACGGTGCGCGAGTATTTGGAGGATTTGGAGGGGGCAAACCGGGCGCCTCTGACGATCAAGAGCTACCGGGACACCTTCAAGTCGTACGCCCGTTTTATCGGGGCGGATTTGGACGAGGTTCACAATCATATATCGGCGGACAACCTCAAAAAATATGCGCTATCGCAACGGGACAAGAGCGCGAAGGGGGCAAAGATGCGGCTCAATGTCCTCCGGGCATACTTCGCGGAGAACGGCGTCGTATTCACCCCAATGCAAATGAAGATCATCTCATCCAGGCGCGTACAGGATCCCGATGACAAGCCACTGGAATTCGAGCTCCTACAAAAAATGATGGACCTGAGTGACACACATGCCAAAGCCATGATCGCAGCGCTCATCAGCACCGGGGACCGGGCCGGCTCGCTCTGTAAATGGGAACTCCGGGATCTCAATATTGAGATAAAAGAAGAAGGCGGTAAAATATTTCCTCAGCTCGCACCGCTTGAACGCCGGGGGGATGTCGTGACGATCCGCAATGAGATATCGAAGTTCGGGCACGGCAGGGAGGCATACCTGAACGAGGAGGCTATGGAGTTCATGAACCTCTGGTTGCGGGAACGGGCTGATTATATCAATCTCGCAGACGCCCGGGTTGTCGGGCTTGTCCGGTCCGGGGGTGCAAAGGCCCGGCCTGTTGATGATCAGCGGGTATTTGCCTGCGCTTATCACTCGTTTCAGAAGATCTGGCAACGCCTGTATGAAAAGACCGATGGGGAGAAAGGGAGGTATGGGGGGAACCGGTGCACCCCGCACTCCTGCCGGAAATATTTCCGCACGAACCTTGTAAAAACATTGGGTCTCGATCTCGTTGAAATGATCATGGGGCACACGGGGTATCTCACCAACTCATACGTGCGATTGAATCCCGAGCACGTCCGTTCGGCCTATCACGAAGGAGAGGACGCCCTCTATATCACCCGCAGGGACCGCCGCATGAGTGAGAACGCCCTCGAAATAGAGAAGATGAAGCGCGTGAAACTGGAAGAGGACGTGGAATTCCTAAAGCGGGCGATGGCAACAAAGCAGGACCGGGTATAAAACACAATGATTATGGGGCCGGAATATGATCAAAGGTACAACAATGGCTGAAGACACAACAAACGCGGCTCCGGACCCCTGCGAGTGTGGTAGGGCAAAAGTCCTGAAAGACGGGGTAATGACGTGCCCGTGGTGCGAGGATCAGGAAAGTGATGATAAGATCGCCGATACGAAGGGGAACCGGGTGATTCGAGCGAAGATTAAAACCAAACGGGATCAGGTGGATGATATCAGCCAGACCGGGCCGGGGCTATTAATCGTTTTGGGGATCATCATAGGAATAATCTTTTTCGGGGTCGGGGGGATCTTTATTGCCCTAGTCATCATTGGCATCGGGTATTGGTGGAGTACGACCCGGACAAACGAAGAGAAAAAGTTGAGGAATGAGATCCGGGAACTTGAAGCGGAACTGGAATACTCGTGATCGATAAGTACCCGATCCCCGAACTCCCCGATGCCGAATACGAGCGGATGAGTCCTGACCGTCAGCACAAATACAACCAGAAGATTGGGGCAAAGGACGAATACACCCGGGCGAAGAAGGCCTACGAAACCGCGATGAGCTTGTGGGGTCCCGCCATCCTCACAGTGATCGGGATAATCGGCATCGCGGTCTTTTTCCTCGGGCTTATCCTGATCGCCGTTGCAATCATCTGGGCGTTCTTCAGGGTAGCGGCCCGGTCCCAAGCATACCAACGATACAAGGATGCCGAGGTCGATCTCAAAGCAGCGATCGCGGCAGAAAAGGAATAGAGATCACTCTTTTTTCCGGGGCTTTCTCCGGGCAGCCTGCCGGACCAATGCGATCCCCTCTTCGGTACTGAGGATCTCTCGCAGGGCCGCCATGAGATCAAACTTCCTATGATCAAGCGCAAACCTCAAAAGCGCTGACATTGCTGCCGGGCGGCTGACGTAAATACCTTGATCTACCAGATCGTCTATCTCATCGGCGATATCCGGGGGCATACGGTACGTCATGGGTGTGATCGAGTGACGCTTCCGGCGCGTGGTCATTGTGTATGTCGTTATGGTCGTTAATAAAAATATTGCACGTAATCGTTTTGACAGGTCGAAAAGACTACAACGAGCAACGGGAAATAGATTCGGGGCGCAATAAGTATAACCGCTTGGTTATATCAATGAACTAGCGGGTTCTACGTCGATAAAAATAGGAAAGTTTATGCTGAAACACTTTCACAGTGCATACACTACACCACTATAATAATCGGCGGAAAAAAGTAGATGGGGGAAATTAACACGGATGAAGTCATGCGTGAGGCTATAAAAAGAATAATTATTGACAGTGAATTCAGAGATATGTTTACTTGTCAAGTGTCAGAGATAATATCATCTGACCAAGCTCTCGCAAAGCGGCTGGATCTTCTCGGAACGCCTGAAGGATCTCAGCCTTCCGTTTCTCCGGATCCATGTCAATATAATGTTTTGAGAGGGCATCGATGAGAATATCCCCTCGGTTCTCCCATTCAATATTTCGCTCTTCCACCTCTTTCTCAAGAAGCCCCAATAATTTGGGAGGGAGTCTGACCGTAACTCTCGGATCTCTTCCTACCATTACCGCACACCTGATTGATTGTTAATACCCCTTTTACGTCGACATATATCTATTTTACGACGTGAAAAATGTTAATAGTTGTCAAACGTTTACAATATTTTATATACTTTGATGTTGATTATTGACATATGGCAACAAATGACAACACTGCCAAAAGAGAAAACCGGGTGTGGTTATCATGCCCAAAGAACCTGTTGGGCGTGCAGGAAAAGCTCCTAGCGCTCTATGAGAAGGAGGATATCTACGCCGAAGGGCTCCGGCTCCTCGGGAAAAAGCACGGGTGTCTCCCAGAGATCGCCGAAGAGGGGGGCGCTGCCGGTATCGAGATGGACATGCACCTCCGCGCACCCATTCAGACCGCAGCGAAGGACGCCGCATCGGAGTCGTGATCCCATGCCCTCCGCAGCAACAGCCACAGCGCCGCTCCGCAGGACTCAGGCGGATGTCGATCGCTACGTACAAACGTATGGCCCGATGGGGATAACTCCCGAACTCATCGAGCAGATGAAACACGACGGGGAATTAGAAATCGTAGAACAAAAAGGCGGTCAAAACAATGCAATCAACAACATCAAAAATTGAAACGAGTGGCAGTGGCGTCCCGGGCGTCCAAACCAAGGGAACAGCACCTGCCTGTGAAGAGAGTGGAACGCAGGAGAACATCAAGGTTGCGCCAATCATCGATGCCGAACAGGCGCAGAACGCAGCCCGCGCCGCATCAGATGAAGTGAGGATGATCTACGATATGGACATCGTGGGATCAGACGGGGCGAGCATTGGGGTAGCATCCTTCAGTGGGGGTGCATGTATGACTCACCCAGTGATGCTCTCCTTACGGCACCACCCGGTAACGATCACACGCCACCTATCGCTTGATGAAGCAATGGGAGTCCGTGATGCTCTGATCGCTGCGATTGCGGCACTGGGTAACAGCAAGGGGGCGCTGTCATGACCGCCGCATACGCCCGCCGTCAGACTGCCGTAAGGACCATCCCAAAGGTCACCGAAGAGCCCCTCGTCACCATCCACCTCCTCAACGAGATCCGCACCTACTGCAACGGCTGCGGTCAGGTCGCCTCATGCGGGACCGCGAAGAGTGCAGCGGCCCTCAGCTCGTGCAAGAAGATCCAGGATGCTGAGCCGGAACTCCGGAAGAAAGCGGGGTGCCCGGCATGACCGAAGAGCAGATCGTCCGGCACATCCACGAAGACAAGGACCGGAGGCCGGACAGCATCGAGATCGGCACGCCCTCAAAGGGTGGTGTCGTGAAGATCTACTTCAATGCTGATGATCCGGGCCGGGCCTGCGAGCTCGTTGACAACGCCATGATTGTCCGGAACTATGCACAGAACGCATACCTGAAAGCGACCGGGAGCGCGTGATCACCATGCCCCCCGAATGGATCACCGGGACCCTCACCGACTTCGAGGACCACATTATCCGTATTGACGATGTGCCGCACCCGGCTTACGACTCCGCAATGAAGATCTGCCGCTCACTCCTCTCCAAGAAATCGAAGGTCGATTACAAGCTGACCGATAAGGGCGAGATCTGCGACATCCGCCCGTTCAAACCGAACGGCAGCCAGCCGAGCCAGCCAGCAGCACAGCCCTCCGCAGCAAAGCAGGACCCGCCGAAAGGTAACAGCACGTCCCCCCGGGCGCCTCCTGCCGATGCCAACAAGCCGAAGAATGTCGAAGGGCAGATAACGGCCATCGATCACGGCACTCACAAGATATCTGTCAAGGACAAAACCGGGCAGGTCCACGAGTTCGTCTGGTCCGGCAATGTCAAGATGACCAACAACAAGGGAGAGCCGCTGAAGCAATGGTGGTTCATCAAGGTGACCGGAGAGCCGGCCGGGGATCTCTGGAAACTCACCGCTCATGCATACTTCAAACGCCCGGACGACTGGCCCCTCGGCAACAAGGGTGGCAACGGTGGGGGCGGAGGCCAGCCCCGCAACGAGAAGGCGATCCTGTTCCAGTGCCTGTTCAAGGGAGCGGTAGAGATCCGGAAACAGCAGCTCGCAATGAACGCAGGGATGTCCCCGTTGGCCGATGTCCTCAAGGAATGCGTCACCGCGGCGAAAGAGGCCCTGCCGGAAGCGCTCACAGCGTCGGGGGTGACAGCCCCATGAAGATCATCCACACCGCAGACGCTCACTTCGGGAGAGCTCGGTTCAATAAGGCGACCCAAGACGGCTCCAACCTTTTTGAGATCACCTGTTATGAGAATGCCCGGCTCGGTACACAGCACATCATCGACCAGAATCCGGACGTTGTTCTCAAATGCGGGGATAAGTTCGATTCAGTCACCCCGAAGACGATATCGATCACCGCTGAACAGGAAATCCTAGAATGGTACGAGGAAGCAGAAATCGACGTTGTTGAAATCAGTGGGAATCACGACATGCCGAAAATGTCCCATGTAAGATGCCCGCTCGATATCACATCGCGGAGCAACATGATCCACTCCGCTCATGCGTACCGGTACCAACGTGTCGAGATCCAGGATACGATCTTCCACCTGATCCCAAACATGCTGCACGCAGCGGACTACAAGACCGCCATGAAAGAGGTCGAGATCAGCAACAGCCACAACAACGTGCTCGTCACCCACGGCCTAGCGACAACGATCCGGGATAAGCGCCTGAATGAAGCGGCGGAGTTCGAGCTGGACGAGAACATCCTCACCGATCAGTTCGATTACATTGCCCTCGGCCACTACCACGGACAGGAACAGGTCGCCCCGAACGCATGGTATTCTGGCTCACAGGAACACCTCGCCTACGGAGAGATCGACAACATCAAAGGCGCTCTCGTAGTGGACCCGGCCCGGCACACAGTAGATCACCTCGACCTCCCGTGCATCCCCATGACGGACCTCGGCACAATCCACTCTGCCGAACTGTCAGGGGAACAGCTCGCCGATATCATCATCCGGAAGGCCGAGAGCTTGCCCGTCAACTCAATGGCGAGGATCACCCTGGACTTCATGGACTTCCCGGTGCGCGTCGTACCGGAAGAAGCCCTCGAAGCGATCCGGGACCGGCTCCTGGATCTCAACATCCGGAACAAGTCAAAAGCCGCCGATCGCGCCGAGATCCAACAGCAGGACCTCCGGGCCATCGACTATGTCGGGGAGTTCGGCACCTTCCTGCAACAGCGCCCCCTCACCGACCAGCAGCGGGCGGCTGTGATGTTGCGGGGCACCGAGACCCTTAAAACCGTAGTGACGGAGCGGGGGGTGTCAGCATGAAGATCACAGAAATCCACCTCATCCGGTTCAAGCGGTTCGGGCGTGTCGATATCGTAATCCCGGACGACGCCGAGTTCATCTGTATCACCGGCCCGAACGGCTCCGGGAAATCCACATCCCTTAACTCCGTAGAGTTTGCCCTGTATGGTGTCAGTGGCGGACTCAGCGCAGATCATATCGTCAGCTCCTTCGCAGAGCCTGGGGAACGGTGCGAGGTCGGGCTCGAATTCACCCACTCGGGGCACAAGTTCAACATTCTCCGGACATTCAAAAAGGGGAAGTCCATCCAGCACGACGCCGTGATCAAGTGTGACGGCGAGGTCCGGGCCACGGGCGTCTCCGCAGTAGAGGCAGAGGTCATACGGACAATCGGCCTGACTGCCAAAGATTTCAACATGGTCGTCTACTCGAAGCAGGACGACCTCCGGGCCATCACGGACATCACGCCCGGCAAACGCGAAGAATGGTTCCGCAAAGGGTTCGATCTCGATTTCATCAAGACCGCGAGCGAGAAGATCCTCAAGGAGAGAATCAAGGCAACAGAGCAGGCCATCGCAACGCTCCAGGGCGAGCTTGCCGCATTGAGCCGGCAGGACCCGGCCGAACTGGGGCAGACCAAGAAGGACCTCGCGGATCTCAGTGAGGCAATCTTTACCCTGAAAGCACAGGAACAGGAACAGCAGGCCGCCCGGGCAGCCTTCGCCACGCAAAAGCAGGAATACGATCTCAAGACCGTGCAGCAGAGCAAACTCGTGGATCAGCACAACGGCCTGCTCTTCGATATTGACACCATCCGGAAACGGATCGAGACTCTTGGGGTGCAGCTGGGATCTCTCACGGTCGATACCGAAGAACTCGCCCGGCTGGAGAAAGCGGCTGATGAGATCCCGCAGGCCCGGCTAGATGTCGAAGGGTATCGGACGAAGAAGGCCGAGGCTGAACGCATCAACACTGAGGAAAAGGCAGCATTACGGGAAGAGGCAAACATCAGGGAGCGCAGGGACCGGGTACAGGCAAATCTCGCAGATCTCGAAACCTCGGAGAAAGAGCGGGAGGACCTGTACGCGAAAGTCAGGGTCGCCCTTTGTCTGCTCGAAGATGAGGATGTCGATAACGGCGTCGCAGAGTACCAGAAACGCACAACCGAGAAGATCGCATACCTGAACGCGGAAGCGCGGACCAACAGGGGAGTGCAGGACAAAATCCGGAAGAGCCTAGAATCGATCCGCGACATCGGGCCTGAGGGAACATGCCCTACATGCCTACAGAAACTCGGGGAGCATTTCGGAACCGTCGAGGCCGATTACCTGGCACAGCTCAATGAGGCCGTCGACGAAGAGCACGATATCGACGCGAAACTCGACACTGCTCTCCATGAATCGCAGAAGATTCCCGACCTCAAACCCATCCTCGATCGCATCAAGCAGATATCGACCGCGCTCGGGTACCGGGAGAATCTCCAGAACGAACGCGAGGATCTCAACAAGGGAATCCTGAACGTCACTCAGAGGATCGGGGACCTCATCGAGGAGTACTGGAAAGTCAGGTATAACGAAGAGGATCACCTCGCCTGCAAAGACAACCTCGTCAAGCTCGAAGCCGCACAGACTCAGTATACCGAACTCACCAAGCGGTCAGCAGAACCGGCCGGCATCAGGGCACAAGTCGCCGAGCTCAACAGTCAGATCACCACGAAGAACGCAACCCGTGCCGAAGTCAAAGCTGTGATCGACGCCAACCCGATCATCCTCACGGAAGGCCCCCGGCTCACCCACGAGATCGAGAATCTCGACATCAGCCTGAAGAACATCACGCAGGACCTCGCCACCTCCATTGAGCGGGAAAAGACCCTCACGCAGAAGGTAACGGATCTCGAGATCGCAGCGGCAAGCATCGGGACCGTAGAGCAGCAGCTCGCAACGCTCAATGAAGAACTGGAAGTCCTGGCACTGACCCGGTCCGCGATCTCCGATTACGTCCTGTATATCATGCAGGTCATGAGGTCCGCGATCGAGACCGAGTCCAGCGCAATCCTCTCAGGCATCACCGAGGGCAAATACTCGCAGGTGATTGTTGACGAGGGGTTCAACATCCTGATCCGGGAAGGTGACAAGGACTATGCGCTCGACCGGTACAGCGGCGGGGAGCAGGACGTGATCGCTCTCTCCCTCCGTATGGCTCTGTCGAACATCATACCGAAGCTGCACGGAGTTCACGAAACATTCCCGTTCCTGATTGATGAGGGGCTGTCCTCTCTTGACCCGGAGCGGAAAGAGAACACCGTCCGTGCTATGCGGCAGCAGGCCAAACGCTGCGGGCAGGTCTTCAACAACACTCACGATCAGGAAGTAGTCGGGGATTACAACCTGAGGGTTCAGGCAAACGGGCCGGTCAGCACCGTGCAGGCAGGTGCGTGATGTTCCCACAATGCGAAGAGGGCTGCCAATACCTAGTCGATGAGATGGCATGTCCCTGCGAAGATGTCCGCCCGTTCATTGCCGACATGCGCCGGTACCTCTACCGCAACGTAGCCTGTGAGTACCGCAAGGGCTTCAAGGATTTCTCGAAGATGCCCAATGTGCCGGGGTGGGCGTGATGGCAACAGGAAAGAAATGCAATTTCCTCGTCTGTCAGAAAGTCACGATGATCGAGCAACCCCTTTTTGATGATGCGATCATCGAGGAGGCAAAGAGGGGAGATTTCTGGTTCGTCAAGGATCTGACTGTGAGACCGGCAAAGATGTGGGCGATACAGCACGGCGGTCATTCTCACTCAAGACCATGGATCGTTCCGGGATTTATTGCGAAGACCCGGAAGGAAGCGATTGCAGCTCTCATGAAAACCCTCTCGCCCCGCATCACCTGGGAAAATATGAAAGAGCGAGGATTTTCAGTAGTTCGCGTTTCTGTCGAGGTGGCCTGAATGCCCGCCCTCTGCCCAACCTGCCGGCATCCCCGCGAGGTCGGCTATGGGATCGACTGCATCAAAGGGGATCAAATCATCTTCGATAAGCATGAGGATGATCGCCCGCACTATCGCAACCGGTGCGGACAGTATCAGCGAGAGGTTGCCACCGGTCTAACACAAGGAATGATCGATGGCGTGCTTAATACCGTTCTCAGACACCAGGCGGCCTTGCCAGAGGGGGGGAACTGACATGCTCCTCTTCAAACCCTATCACGTTGCCCCAATCATCGATCACGATAAGACCGAGACCCGGCGATTCTGGAAAAAACCGCGAGCAAAGAGGGGATCAATTCACTTCTGCCGGCTCAGATTCGATCATAATTATTTTGGAAGGGTCGAAATCCTCGACGTTTACGAACAACCCCTCGGTGAAATGTCCGAGGAATCCGCACAAGCGGAAGGCGGGTACACCCTGGAAGAGTATGCTCGTATCTGGCAGATCATCAACAAGACCCCGCTCAATCCGCTCATGGAGGTCTTCGTTGTCGAGATGAAGTGCATCGAGGTCAACGTCAACACGGACGACCTCGTGAAATACCGGGGCATGTACCGGCAACACATGCAGGCAATCAGGAGTGCAGCATGACCAAATCTTATAAACTCACCGACGGTTTACAGACGGCAACGGCAGGTGAACCATGACACTTGACGAACGAATGATCGGCTGGATTCGGACCGGAGATCGCGGAATATCATCTGAAGTAATTTTTGAGGTTCTCGCAGATCATCCCCTTTTACCGGAGCATTGGCGCTATAGTACCCCCTCCGACTCATCGGACTTCTACCGATGTTACAAGCTCCTGCGAGCAGTACCGGAATGGCGGGGCCGTCTCAACGAAGTTGCGGCAAAGCATCCGCACTGGCGGCTCATCGTCAAGTATTGGCAGGATCTCGAAATTGCGTTAATCAATGATCTTGTTGATGACGGAAGATCCTGTAATCGCCTTCTCGGTGAGCTGAACAAATATCGGTACGCTCCTGAAAAATACCCCGGAGGATTTCCATGAGCCCCCCCCACGACCGGCCACCAAAGGGAGGTCTCCAGATCCAGTGCCCGTATTGCAGCATGATCCTCAACTCCCGGGGCGCTCCGACCCATATACGGAACCTGCACCCGGAGCAGTATCCGGAGTTCATGTCAGGCCGCAAGCGGTACCGGGGCAATGTGGTGGGGAGCAAGCGGGAGGCGATGGTGTGATGGAAGAGCCAACCAATTTTGAGAAACACATAATCTCTACAATCATCGCAATGATCGGGGCGATTATGATTAGTATCACCCTGAAGCCCGACTCATTATCATTGCTTGTCGGGCTGATCGGTATCGTGATGCTTGGTTTTGGGGGGGTCCTCGAAGGTGGGGTAAAATGACCGCCCCACTCGCTACCCTCTTTGAGAACAAAGAGATCCGGGCCATCGAGCAGGACGGCGACATCATCTTCCCGCTCGCGGATCTCGCCTCGGCATGGGGAGTGCACCGGAACACCCTCCCGGACATCATCGACCGCCACCCTGACCGGTTCGAAGGATTCCACACGACAGCAGCACATGAGACATGTGCGGGCTTACGTGCAGTCAATGAGGCCGGCCTGTACCTCCTGATAGGAGCGATCAGCACGGACCGGCTCAAGAACCCGGCAGCAGCTGAGGCAATTCTCCGGTTCCAGCGATGGGTCCCGCAGCTGATCAAGAAATACCGGAAAGGTGAGATCAGCCAGCAGGCTCCCGCGGAAGATCCCCTCATCGTGTCCCTGAAACGCAATGCAGACATCGCGGACATCCTGATAGAACGATATGGATTCAAACCGGACGACGCTCACGATCGCGCCATGCGGGCCGTGGTAAAGGATGTTGGGGAGCCGGCTCTGGTTTACCGCGGTCTCCCTGAACTCGCGGTGGAGGCCCCCCTGGCGCTCCCGTCATCTACGGCCCCCCCCTCCCAGCTCTGCATTCAATGCTCTTTCATGGAGGCCGATCCGGACTTCGATAAATATTACTCGTTAAGGGATGTTGCCAAGTTCACACGACAGACAGAGACTCGTGCCCAGGAAATCCTCACAAAAGAGGGGTTGATGACCTGGGCAAACGGGCACTATCGCCCTACCACGCTCGCACTGAAAGACAAATTGTTTGCCAAGATCTTCATCACCAAACCGCAATGGCCGCACCGTCCCCTCTTTGAACAGACAAATACCCGGTGGTCTCCCGCAGCAATCGAACGCATAAAGGTGCATCTGAACATCGGGCAGACGAGCCTGACAGCACAAGCGCAGCCCGGGTGATCACCATGGGAAAATTCAAGCGAATGATCCAGCGATGCGGACCGGCCCGGGAACGAGCCCAGGACCTGCGAGCGGAATGTCAGGTCCATGGTGTCCGTGATATCTACGATCTGCCCGTGCCTGTGCTCTGGCATCACCGGGCCCGGCATCTGCGCGAAGCCGTGATCTCCAGTACATCAAGGGTGGGCCTTGCTCGGAGCTGACGAAATTATGGCACTCCTTCTCAAAAAAGGCCCTATGTCCCGGGCCGACATAGCCGCTGCCACCGGGTATTCACCGCGTCACCTCCAGCGGATCCTGCCCGGCATTCTCGGCATCCAAACTGTAAAACAAGGCAGGAAGATTATGTACTCAGTGTTGGTGGTGGCGGCTGCAGCGGCGGCGTCCTCCTCATCTACTACTACTATTACTCAACTGCCCGAACAGGGACTTCCAACGCTCGGACCCCGCGAAGTAGGACATGAACCTGGACAAATGTCCATCATGGACATTTCCGGGGATGTCCAACATGGACAAGTAGGACATTTCAAAGGAAAGATAAAAGCAGATGAGCCTCCGAATCGGGAACGAGTAGCCAAAAGGCATAGGGAAGGCCCCTCCGGTGTCGCCGATTGTTCCGCCTGTTCGCCCGGTGACGATCACAAATGCCGGGCCTGCCCCCTCTCTTATGCAGAGCTTGAACGGGACACGGTCCAGTTCGTCATTGTGGATCAGGAGTTCCGGGACCGGTTGGTTGAGATCGCAACCGTGAAGCAATGGAGAAGGAAGACCGACCGGGGCCTCACCTGGATTTACCAGAAACACCTGACGCTGCAGGTGGGCGGGGATGTCGTTGTCTTCTATAGCGACGAACCGGAGGACCTCGGCCACATCGTAGAATGGGCACGGACTGCGTTCTCAGGGATCTATCAGGACATCAACAGCCTGCTCGCCCGGATCAAGCGGCCCCACGAGTTGACACGTGACGAACTCACGGTCATCGTCACCGACCCGGGCACCATAGAGGAGATGATGTTCCACCTTCGGATGAAGATGGAAAAGACCGGTACCTACTACCTGCCGAGCCCGAACCCGGTAACCCCGGGGTTCAAGGCGTATAAGTTCCAGGGCACGCTCCGCTGTGAGTTTGACTGCAGGGACGACAAACGCCGGGTATCGGCCCTTACGATGAGGAGGAGACTGCTGGAAATTTTACCGGACATCAAGGGAGCCCCCGGTCTTTTCTCTGAGTACCTGACGGACTATTACAACCCGAACGCCCACCCAACGGTGATTGATACCGGTGTTGACAACATCCTTGAATGGGCGACGTCATTCGCAGAGCGAATCATCGACCGGTGCATGGAGAAAAAAACCACCCCGCCCCCCTCGCCTGAAGAACAGAAACTCCGTGAACTCCGGGATGCCATCGAGGCCCTTGAAACCGGCGAACTCGGCGACATCATCCGGACCTTCCGGGACCTGCTGAACGTTGAGGAAGGCCCGACGAGAGTCTATCTGGCAGCCTGGGCGATCTGGAAAGGCCGGCACTGTAAAGGCCGGGTGAACAAAGCCGAGATCGCGAGCTTGCTGGTACGGCAGAATGACCCGCTTACCATTCCTGAGATAGCGGACGCTCTACCGGTCCTGCGGACCGCAGGCCTGCTGCAAGAGGACCCGAGCATCGAGATATGTTTCTCGGCAGCGGGTAGGGAAATCGCCGAGATCCTGATGGCGAAGCGGGAGGGACTATGACTCGCTGCGAAAAGGATCACCTGATCATCGGCACAGCCCTCCTCTTCTGCTGCGTGCTCGCATGGCTGGCGGGGGCATTATCATGATCCGGAACTTCAGCAACAAATTTCACGCCAAAAAGACCGTGCTCGAAGTTGACGGGAAAAACCACACCTTCGACAGCCAAGCCGAGGCCCGGTACTATTTGCAGCTCAAGCAGCTCCAGCGTGCCGGTGAAGTGCTCACTATTGAGTTGCAGCCCCGGTACGAACTCCAGCCCGCATACTGGAAATGCTGTGGGGCGATCCTCCTGAACACGCGAAAGGTATGCATCTGCCCTCGTTGTGGGAAGAAGGTGCCCAAAACCCCGGCTATCCCCCTCACGGCAGACTTCCGCGTCACCTACAAAGACGGGCATGTTGAAATCGTCGATGTGAAGGGAGTTGAAACGCGGGAGTTCAAGCGGGCCAAAAAAATTTTTGAATACCGGTATCCGGAGTTGTCCCTCAAGGTGGTGCCATGATCCGGACCTTCGCCGATTGCCAAGATCGAAGGGACGACTCGTACATGGAGGGACCGGGGGAATTCTACTGTATGATCTGGGGCGATCACTCGAAGAACAAAGGGGGTCGGAATGTCGGTGCAACATTCAGTTGTAATTTTAATTGTGAGAATGGGAGATGCCCGAGGGGGTTTCAGCGATGATCACCCCCCTCTCGTGCACCTGCCCCGAGGCAACGCACACCGCCAACCACCGGGCCAACCTCTCGGACATCTGGCAGACCCCCGAATGGATCGGGGAATCCACCGCGTACAAAGACCGGCACTTCCCGGTCTGTTCACGGTGCGGCATTGTCGGCCCCATCGTGCCCGGCCACAAGGAAGAGGACTACAAGGACATGGCGACCTACATCCAGAAGGTCCGTGAGGATCGGGTCGTGCCGCTCTGCCACCGGTGCAACAAGGAAGAATCGAAAGGCCGGCACCCGTGCCCGTCCTGCATCGAAAAGCACCGGGAAGACCCCGACCACTGGATCCGGTACATCGGGCGGGATGCGGAAGTGTGCCCGGAGTGCCGATCACCGGAAGAGAAAGCAGCCAGTGAAGTGAAGGCGATCGGGTTCCACCGGTTCGTGCGAGGAGTACGGGACCGGGACAATGCCCGGAGAAGGGAGATTTACCGGGAAAGGAAGGAGGCATCCCCATCATGAGCGATCCCGTAGTTGTCGATATGTTCTGCGGTGCCGGTGGTGAGAGCCAGGGGATTGACGGCTCGGCAAAGAAAGCCGGCGTCTCCATTGAGATGTTCGCCATCAACCACTGGGAGCGGGCGATCGAGACACACCGGGCAAACTTCCCCGCAGCGGCGCACATCTGCCGGGACGTCCGTGACATCGACCCCTCCTCGCTGATGGAAGGCCGGAAGGTTGCGCTCCTGTGGGCCTCCCCGGCCTGCACGCACTTCTCCGTTGCCCGCGGGGGGAAACCCTGCGATGACCAGAGCCGGTGCACCCCGTTCACGGTCCTGGACTGGCTCGACAAGATCACCGTGGACCGGGTCATCATCGAGAACGTGCCGGAGTTCCAATCGTGGGGCCCGTTGGATGAGGAGACGCACCGGCCCATACCGGAAGCGAAGGGAGAGACTTTCGCCGCGTTCATCGGCATGATCCGGGGCCTCGGGTATTCTGTGGACTGGAACGTCCTCAATGCTGCGGATTTCGGAGCCCCGACAACCCGGCGCCGGCTGTTCATTCAGGCAGTGAGGAACGGATCCGGGAAATCGATCATATGGCCCGAGCCGTCGCACGCGCAAGCCGGGCCGAACCAAACACTCACCGGGGATTTGCCCTCATGGGTACCAGCCCGGGACATCATCGACTGGACCCTCCCGACGCAGATCATTGACGAGAGATCAAAACCGCTTGTGGCGAACACCATGAAGCGGATCTGTCGGGGGATTGAGAAATATTGGGGAGAGTACGCAGCCCCCTTCCTGGTGCGCTACAATGGGGGAGATGGTCGGGTCCATTCGCTCAACGAGCCGATCCCGGTCCTCGACACATCGAACCGGTACGGGCTTGTGCAACCTCTCGTGATGCATATCGGGCAGACATCCAGTAAAGGCCGGGTGCGGAGCGTCCACGAGCCTCTCGCAACAGTCGTCACGAAAGAAGAAGCGTGCCTGATCGAGCCGCTCTTTATCCCGCAGCACTCATGCGGAGAAGTGCGCCCGACATCTGGCCCGCTGTCAACCGTTGCGACGAAAGGCGCGATCGGTCTCGTTGAACCTCTCTTCATACCGTACCGGTCGACCGGAGCCGTCCGGCCCGCATCTGGCTATCCGATCCCAACGCTCGTCACTTATGGATGGGTGGGCCTTGTCGAACCGTTACTGATGAATTATTACGGGAACGGGACGTGCGAACCAATCTCAAAACCAGTACCGGCAGTCACCACGAGAGACCGGTTTGCACTGATCACTCCTGAAAACTGCCGTATCGGATTCCGGATGCTGAAGCCCCACGAACTCGCAGCGGCACAATCGTTCCCGCGTGACTATCGCTTCACGGGCAACCGTGGCGAGATCGTCAAGCAAATCGGCAACGCCGTTTGCCCGGCAATGGCGGAGGCCCTGACCACCGGCTATATGCAGGAACTGGCTGCGGGGTGTGGAGCATGACCGAGCACCGCATCATACAAGGCGACGTGCTGGACGGATTGAGGACCCTGCCGGATTGCTGCGTGCAGGAGGTTATCACCAGCCCCCCATATTATGGACTCCGTGATTATGGGGTGGACGGGCAGATCGGTCTCGAATCAAGCCTGCAGGAATATATCGGCAAACTCGTGGAGGTGAGCCGGGAGCTTCGCCGCGTTCTCCGTGACGATGGCGCATATCTCCTGAATCTCGGGGATTGTTATGCAGGCAGCGGAAAGGGTCCGAGTAAATCGCTCAACGCCAAAAACCCGCACTCGCACATCGCAGCGGAACGGAGGAAGGGCCTCGATAAATCCGACAGTAATCGGAGAAGTCAGAAATATAATTTACTCGGAGGGGATGTTCCCGGGGGTCTCAAAGCAAAGGACCTCATGGGGGTGCCGTGGCGAGTTGCCTTCGCGCTCCAGGATGATGGCTGGTACCTCCGCTCCGACATCATCTGGGCGAAACCGAATTGTATGCCGTCAAGCGTCAAGGACCGCCCGACCACAAGCCACGAGTATATTTTCCTGCTGACGAAAAAGCCCCGGTATTTCTGGGATGGCGAAGCGATCCGGGAACCGGTGAGCGAGAGTTACGCCAAGGACAAACGCCCTGTCGGTATTCTCAGGCAGCGGGTGAACAAAAACACGAAGTACCCGAGAACGGGACAATTCAAGCAGCAAAAGCTGAGCGGTCGTGCAGCTCGCCCTCCAGGAACCCGGGAGAACAATCTCCATAAAGGTCCGGTTGTTCGAGCGATTTTCAGAGGGGGAGGAAAGTATACCGAAGGACAGAGTTTTGACAACTCAACCCCGGTAGATAATCAAGTCCCGGGAAATGTCCCAAATCTCTGCCTCTCCCGCAATGCCCGGTCCGTGTGGGTTATCTCACCACAGCCCCGTCCGGAGGCACATTTCGCAACATTCCCGGATGAGCTGGCACGAAGGTGCATAAAGGCCGGCACGAGTGAAAAGGGATGCTGCCCGTCATGTGGTGCCCCGTATCGCCGGATCGTTGTTGCCACCGGAGGCACGATCGGTAAGAGCTGGACCCCACATGATGACGATCTCGGAGTGGGCGCCAAGTGTGGTGCGCCTTCCGCGGGTTATCATCGGGAGTTCCTCGGGTGGGAGCCGACCTGCAAGTGTGAAGCCGGTGATCCGGTGCCCTGCACGGTTCTGGATCCCTTCATGGGTTCGGGAACTGTTGCCTGCATGGCCCGGGATCTCGGGCGAAATAGCATCGGGACCGAGATCAATGCCGAGTACATCGCTATAGCAAGGCATCGCCTTCGGGCAGATGAGCAGATCCCCGCGGGGAACCGTCATGTCGAGTATCGTTTTGAGAAAGTAGCAGTAGCCGTCGTAGAAGGAGGAAATTGAAGATGTCACTAGAAACGAAAGGAACCATCAAGTATGACCCGGACGTGAAACCAAGCGATCCGCACTATATGATCGAGGCAAAGCAGCTGGGGATATGTATCACAGGGGGGGGCGATATAGAGCAGATGGTGGACGAGCTCACCGAACGAATCCGCCGGGAAATCTCGCAGGAGTTCGGGATTCCCCGCTGCGATGTCGTGATGGTGAAGTACTCCATGACCTGCACGTTCGATGTATCGGCCCCGGTCAACACCACGCTGGAAGAATTCGGCATGGAGCCGGTCCTCAGCGAGGATCAGGCAGCACTCGAAAAGAAGATCCGGGACTATGCCGAACGCACCGGGCAGGACCCGCTCGAAGTTCTGGAGAAGTTGAAAGCCGAGAAGGACAAGCAGCAACAATCCATCCTGGACAAAACCGCCGATATGGTGAATGCCGGGATACTGGACACCCCGGGCTGTACAGCCAGGGCCACAACTCACAAGGCGAAGGGCAAGGGGGCGCCTGAGTGAACAAGACCGGGACGCGAGAATGGATGCCGAACAGCCGGAACCGCTGCGATGGCTGCGAGGGTGATTGCCGGTACTGCTATGCGAAATTTAAAGCAGTCCGGTATAAACGCCGGACCGAAGAGAACTGGCACGAGATGAGGCCGTTAAAAGTTCGGCAATCCACCAAAAAAGCCGAGGGCGGGATCATGTTCCCGACAACGCACGACCTTCACTATAAACACCGTCATTGCTGGTTCCCGTTCCTGAAAGAAATGCTGGAGAATGGCAACGATGTTCTGATCGTCACCAAGCCGGAGTATGCAGCGGTCTCGTATATCTGCGAAAATCTGGAGCAGTACAAGAATCAGATGGAGTTCCGGTTCACCATCGGCACGAACGACGATAAGGTGGCGGCGTATTGGGAACCCGGCGCACCCTCTCCAAGCGACCGGCTCATGGCAATCGCGCATGTGTGCACGTTGGGATTCCGGACCTCTATCTCAATGGAACCGTTACTGATCGAGCAGCCGAAAGAGATGATCGACAATCTCTTCATGGGGTGGATTACCGGGGACATCTGGATTGGTGCCATGAATCATTACGACCTTAACCCGGCAATTCCCGAAGAAGCCCGGCAGATCAAGATCCAGGGCCGGGAGAACATGCGGCGCGTCTATGAATCCCTGAAAGATAACCCGCAAATCCGCTGGAAAGATTCGGTGCAGAAACTCCTCGGGATATCCTCAATGGGGGTGCCATTGTGACCCACAAGATCGTCACCATAGACGTCAGGGGGAAAAAACATTTCCCGTATCTGGAAGAGCATGTCAACTTCCAGAACTCTATGGGGCAAATCCAGACACTCCTTCAGAAGTATAATTGCGACCAGATCGCAACCGCACAAAAACAAGTTACGGATACCAAACATGGTGCCTTCAACGTATACTCGTTGGCGTTCCTCGTCCGTGGGGAGAGATTCCTCATTGAATTCCCCGTAATTTTTGTCAGGAATTCCGCCGGCACCAAACTCCGCATGGACATATCCGGGAGGGTCATCTTCTATAAACTGAAAGCCCTTCTGATCGATGTCGAGTTCGGATATCTTGATTTTGTCGAGGCAATGCTCCCCTTCAGAATCGTCACTCTTCCGAACGGCCAGCAGATCCCCCTTGCCGATTATGTAATGCAACACGGTCCGGAACTTTCCGCAGGGACGGCGGATCTTCTTGCCCTACCCGGAGGCGATCGCAGATGACCGCCCACACCGAACCCATCCTCTGCATCGTCTGCTCCGCCCCGCTCCCCCACAACATCACGCGGGCCGAAGCCCTCGCCAAAGGTGCTGCAACCGTGATCGGGAAACGGACATACTACCACTGTGCAGGAGGCCGGCACAGTCCCGAGGAGATCCAGATGAGTATCGCAGCGGTGCCGAAGTTCAGCACGGCGGGAAAGGCAGGTGCACCATGAGGTTGTTCGAATTCACCGCAGAATTTACGCTATGGATTGGCCGAAGAGATACCGTCATGCCAACGGGAGAATTCCGTGGTGCCGGCACCACGGACAGAGATGATGAAGATCCCGCCAACGCAATCGCTCAGGCCATGTTTAGAGAGTTTTACCCGAAGAAAGACGGAAATGTCGCAGTCGTAATTTGGGTTCACATACTCGGGGGATTCGCTCCAAGCCCCTTACCGTGGGAAAGAGTCTGGAGATTACCATGACCCTCACCCTCAGCGATCTCTCCGAATGGCGCCGGGCCGAAATGGACACCCCCGCCATGATCATCCCCCCACCTCAAGCCGAAATCAAAAGCCTGCTCGATCAGCTCCTCAAGGATGCCGGCCCCGACCCTCTCGCATTGGGAGAAGACTGTGAACTCTTTGCAGCCAAGGATCTGCTCGCTGACATCTTCCGGATCCGCCGCAACAAACTAGCGCGGGCCTGCGAACTCAACCCGGACAACGCAAGCCTGCCGGAACTTCGGAGCCTCCTACCCTTTGAAAACGAAACATGGTTCTATCTCACGGAGGGGTACCGCAGGCTGGACTACGCGATCAGCGATGTCGTGAAGCGGGGAGAGTGGAGCGGGAAGTGGAGGCCTGACAAGAAATGAGCTTCGATGAGTTCAAGCTCTGCAAAGGTTGTCCCGTTAAGGGATCGCGTTACTTCGATCCTGACGGATATTGGTGCTGCAAACACCCGGGCGCATGGAAACATGCACAAGATCTCGATGATAGTGCCCGAACGAAATACACTCCTGACACGCCATCGGGGCACGAATCAGGCGATACAATCCCGTTCGTGTGCATGAAGACCTGCCCGGCCGGTCACTGGAGACGCACGATCGAAGGCGGGCAAATACCGAAGACGCAAACTGAACTGGTGGTCGATTCGGAGTATGCCGCATGACCGCCGAATCCCGCACCCTCTTCGACTTCGGCCCGGCCCCCGCAACTACTAATCCAGAACTAAATAGTGTCAAATTAGTAGATGCCCCGACGGAAGAAAAACAATCGCCGCCTACCGCAAAGAAAGATCCCAACAGGATCCTCATCGTCCCGCTCAGCGCATCTCGGCCCGTAATTCACAACTTCGCCCTGGTGCGGGAAATGATCACAGAAGCATTCGCCAACAATAAAAAAGTCGTCCTCTATCTCACGGGAAACGCCAAGGCAGACGAAGGAAAACCGGCCACGGAATGGCAGTTATGGAGAGTGGTATCATGACAGAAGGAACCAACGAACCGACACGCAGCACGGAGGAATCGCAACCCGATTACCGGAAGAAATGGGTGGTCCCGAAACGGAAACGCGGAGGGATCGAGAAAATCCACCTCATGAACACCAACGATGAGGCTTTCTGCGGGCGACACATCAACCCGGATCCAAAAAAGATCCTCGACTTCGATGACTACTGCCCGCTCGATCATCAGGATAAGGTCTGCCCAAAATGTCTGGAGTGGTGGAACAGCATCCGCCCCGGGAAGTACGGCAAGAAAAAATCTCTGGCAAAATCCTGATCGGAGTGATCCACATGAAGCCACCAAACGCCATATAAGGCCACATGAAGCCACAAAGAGCCGCATAAGGCCGTATAAACCCTCTTTTATCCCACTCCCCCGTGCACTCTTCTGTGTTATGCCCCGGCACCTTGTCCGGGGAAAATGTAGGAAGTGTACACGTAAATGACAGGCACAAGCGAAAGCGACACGATCAACATCAAGGTCGTGCCGATTGAAGTGACGGACGACAAGTCCCAAGTCAGCCTTTCCGGGATGTTCTTCAACCAGAACGAGATCCGGGAAGAGGACGAACCAGTACAGGCGCTCACCATCGCAAAGGACACCCTCGACCGGTCGAGCGGGTTCATTGTCGGGAGATTCAAGTACAAGATCGACGCCAGGTCAAAGATCATCTGGCAGGTCGCCATTGATGGCCGGCAGCTGGACGGGTATGGTACCGGCGTCCCGTACGGCGCAAGTGAAGGAATCTATGACACCCCCCTGTTCAGGTATCCCGGCAGTGCACGGGCCAACAAAGACGGGCTTCACAAGGTCCATGTCGAGTACGGCCTGATCACCGGCATCGCGGAAAACGCCCTCGGGTTACTCGACGGGGGAAGGGTTCGGTCAATCGGCTCGGCTGACTTCACGATCAATCTGCTGCCCCACACGGCCCCTTTATCTTCGGGGTGACGCAGCCCCATGTCGAATCGCAGCGAAAAGAGAGCACAGGCCCGGCCGAAGAAAGGGTACAATCCAGCGAACCCTCCGAGCAAGTCGCATCCGTTTTGGGGGTGACGGCCGTGACCGAATCCCCCGGCCCGTATCCGCCCGGCACCCCTCTCGGCATCAGCGGGCACCCTCTCGGCCCGCTCAAACCCACGGACCGGAACGGCCACGAGTACAACAGCTACGACACCGCGGGCGAACATGCCGAGATCCTCACGATCCCGGACTGGTTCCCGATCGCATCCTTGCGCGGCAAAGTCCTCTGGGACGGCATCTTCAGCTGTTACTATGACATCCATCTCGGCATCAATGCCTTCCTTGCAGGCTGGCGCACGAAACAGAACGAGGACGTCCCGAAATGCCCGCCCTTGTGGGCTCCAAAAGAGCATTACTGGGGTATTGCAGATATCGCGTATGACATCAAGCGTGGCAGCCAGGGCGCCATTATCGGCGGCGCAATCATGATCCTCACGCTGCTGAAAACATACGGTGTAATCTGATGAACACCACGGGACCCGAGCTTATGTTTTCTGGGATGACTCCCCGGCACGGCATAAGCCTCACGGATGGAAAACGTAGAGCGGCGGTTCACAGTTCCGCCCGGGTCCCATCTCCCTTCATGCAGAAGGCTCGTTTGACCGCGTTCCGGCTGCGTGTGGGGATCAATCCAACAATGAATTTCCCCTCAAATTCCGCTCGTCACGTACTACCCGGAGGCTCACAGGCGCCCTCCGGACGAGCGTCACCCTGTCGCCGGGTGCACCGGCCCGATAAGACAAGCCACACACACCAGGTAAGGATTTCATCATCTCGTAGAGATTGGCCCGGTTGACAGGGACATCAGAAAAACAGCAGCAATCCTCGACTAATGGTCGGTCCTAGCGCCCAGAAGTGGGAAGACGCAGATCCGGGTTCGAATCCCGGCGGTTGCCTTCAATGACATGCACAAACGATCCCTATCGCCACTATGATGACGGCACATGCACGGCAGCCACCTCATCATCAGCAGCACTTGAAGATCGCTGGCCGTCATTCCCGATCGTTGAACAGATGCCGAAAATCACCGAGCGGCAGATCTTCAAAACCATGCGTATGCGGGGCATCCGATGACCGAAACCCCCCGCAAGATCCTCTATATCTCCGGTCCCTTCAGCTCCGCTCCTGCAGGGTACGATCCCCTCCACGCCACCGAGCACAACATCAACGAAGCCTCGCGGTACGCCCTCATGGCAGCCCGCCGGGGATGGGTGCCGTTCTGCCCGCACAAAAACACTGCAGGATTCCAGCACACCGATATCCCATACGAGTTCTGGATAGAGGCCTGCCTGGAGTTCGTCCGAAGATCCGACGCCATCCTTATGATCCCCGGGTGGGAAAGCAGCCCCGGCGCAAAGCGGGAATGCGCCCTTGCCACGCTCATAGGAAAGCCGGTCTATTACTTCATGGGTGATGGGATACCCGGGCCTGAAACGGGGGTATCAAATTGAAGAAACAAGAGCTGCGAAACGTCCCGCTCCGTAATCTGATACCGTACCGGAAGAAAGTGCACGACACCACGAAAGCCGTGCCAGACATCATCTCATCTCTTGAGAAATTCGGATACGTCAAGATCTCGATCGTTGTCGATGAAAATATGGAGATCATCTGCGGCCAGGGCGTGCTGAAAGCCATGGAAAAACTCGGCTGGCCATCAGTCCCTGAAGTCACTCAGGTTACTGGAATGCCCGACACCCTGAAACGGGAATACCGGCTTGCAGATAACCAGGCCGCCGCGAGATCCCAATGGAATATCGAAGCCCTGCTGCAGGAAATTGAAGAGATCAAAATCGACGACAAAGACTTCCAGATCGGAGATATCGGATACCTCCAGAAAGAACTCGATCAGATGCAGCACGACATTGAAGCCGAGAAAAATCTCCAGGATGATGACTTCGACCCGGAAAGCATCAGGCCGACTGACATCAAATACGGCGACATCTTCGAACTCGGCCCGCACCGCCTCATGTGCGGAGACTCAACAAAGCCCGAGGACCTGCAGCGGCTCATGGATGGCGCCCTGGCGGATCTGGAATTCACCGATCCCCCGTATAATGTCGCGTACGTCGGCAAGACAAAAGCCGCTCTCACCATCAAAAACGACTGCATGAGCAAGACCGATTTTTACCAGTTCCTTTTGAAAGCATATCGGGCCATGCATGCCACATTGAGGCCCGGCGCCCCGATTTACGTTTGCCACTCGGACTCCGAAACCCTCGCATTTCGGCAGGCCTTCATGGAAGCCGGCTTCGAGCTCAAACAGTGCATCATCTGGGTCAAGGACCAGTTCGTTCTCGGCCGGCAAGATTACCAGTGGCGGCATGAACCCATCCTGGAAGGCATCAAGATCGACAGTGTCAAAGAGCACGATCCGGTCCTGTACGGATGGAAAGGGGGCGCCGCTCATCGATGGTTCGGGGGCCGTTGCCAGGATACGATCTGGGAGATCCCGAAACCGAAACGGAACGCCGAACATCCGACCATGAAACCCATCCCGCTGGTGGGCCGGGCGATCCTGAACTCCACCATTGAGGGAAACATCGTCCAGGATGCCTTCGGAGGTCTCGGCGCCACGCTGATGGCATGCGAGCAGACCGGCCGGGTCTGCCGGATCAATGAGCTGGATCCGCACTACTGCCAGGGCATCATCGACCGTTGGGAAAAGTGGACCGGGAAGACCGCGGTGAAGGTGAAAGCGTGATGCAGGTTCTCATCAGTGATGACAGGGGGCAACTCAACCGGGTAAAATGCCCTCGTCCCTATTTCCCCCCGGTCCCGCTCGATGTCTGCCGGAAGTGCCCGTGGTTTGTCAGCATCCAGATCCCTCCCAATGACCCGGCATACGTTGTCTGTCGTCTTGAAGGAGAATGGCGCAATGCGGAGCTGGTGCCCTGATGGCAGCCGCGAAGAAGAAGGCCCCGCTTCCGGAGAGTAATGACAACTGGAAGATAGTCGATCCGAAGGATGCAAAGAAAGAGATCAAAAAGGCCCTCTCAAAAAAGAAATCCGGGAAAAAACGCCCGGTGATTTCACGAAAAGGAGCGCAGAGAAAGCCCGGAACCGGAAAGAGTGCGGCAAAGAATAATAAAAAGGTCGAGATAAAAAAGGAACCACAACCGCCGAAAAAACCCGGACGCTCGACGAAATACGACCCGGATACTCATCCCCTCATGGCATGGGTCCTCGCGGTCCTTGGGAAGACCAATAAAGAGATCGCGAAGGAACTTAGCATTTCCACGGGCACTCTCTTCGCATGGGGCAAAGAGCACCCAGACTTTCTAAGTACCGTAAAAGGGGGGAAAGAACTCGCCAACGCCCGGGTGGTCAAAGCTCTATACACGCGGGCAATCGGCACCCGTTATCCTGAGACAAAAATCATCCAGAATCCCGACGGCACCACTCGCAAGGAGGTTACGATGAAGGAGATCCCGCCGGATGTAACTGCGATCATTCGTTGGCTTACGAACCGGGATCCCAAGAACTGGAGAGATCTCAAGAGTGTGGCCCTTGGCGGGGATCCCGGCGCACCCCCGGTCCAGATCACAAATATGTCTGACGAGGACCTCCTGAAGAAAGTCGCAGAGATCGCAGCCAGACAAAAGAGCGGAGGCCCGTGAGTGTCTGAAGCCTGCCTGTCTCCCGAGGATCGCGCAGCCTGTGAAGAGATTCTGCTGAGGGTGGCCCGGACAGACTTCTCGCAGTATTGCGAGCTCACATACCGGGGATTGTGGCAGCCGAACCGATACACTGATCTGATCTGTGAAAAGCTCGAGAAGGTGGAACGGGGCGAGATCAGGAAAATCATCCTCACACTTCCCCCGCAGCATGGTAAGAGTATGTGCGTGACCGAGACGTTCCCCTCCTGGTTCATTGGGAAGGACCCGACACGCAACGTGATCGAGGTCTCATATTCGGATGAGTATGCCCGGAAGTTCGGAGGATCGAATCTCAAGAAGGTCAAGGACTTCGGCAATCGTCTGTTTGGCATCGAAGTGGACCCGCGGAGGGGATCGGACACCTACTGGCAGGTCAATGGATACCGAGGCGGCATGATCAGCGCAGGGGTCCTTGGAGGTATCACGGGGGCGGGCGCGGACCTGCTGCTCCTAGACGACCCGATCAAGAACTTTGAGGAGGCCAACTCGGTGGTATACCGCGAGAAGATCTGGAACGAATGGCAGTCCACGTTCAGGACCCGGGTCCATGCCGATGGCGTGATCATTGTCATCCTAACCCGGTGGCATGAAGACGACCTGATCGGGAGGATCCTGGAATCACCCGAAGCGGACGAATGGCTGGTTATCCGGCTGCCGGCAGAGGCGGAAGAGAACGACCTGATCGGCCGTGAGGTGGGAGATCCACTCTGGCCTGAGGAGGGGTACGGTAAACAGTGGATGGCCGATCAGAAAGTGGCAGTCGGGCCATATGTCTGGACCGCGTTATACCAGGGCCGCCCCACTCCAGCAAGCGGGGAGATCATCAGGCGGGAATGGTGGAAGTTCTACGACGAGTTACCCGCGAAGTACGACGAAATCACCCAGGATTGGGACCTTGCCCTGAAAGGAGGCCCCAACTCATCACGGGTCTGCGGACAGGTCTGGATGGATTCTGGCGCCAACAGTTACCTTGTCGATATGGTCTGCGATATCATGGACTTCCCGGCAACGCTCGACGCCATGAGGACCCTGTCAGGCAAACACCCGGAGGCTGGCTCGAAGTATGTCGAGGACAAGGCAAACGGTCCCGCTGCGATCGCTATTCTGAAGAACGAGATCCCCGGGCTTATCGAGGTGCCCCCGCACGGAGACAAGGTTACGAGGGCCAAAGCTGTGACCGGCTTCATCAAGGCGGGGAACGTGTTTTTGCCGAGCCCAAAGGCATTCCCGGAGAAAGCCGCATGGGTCCACGACTTTATCCAGGAGTGCAGTTCGTTCCCCCGGGGACGGTATAACGACAAGGTGGATGTTATGAGTCAGAAGTTGAGCAGGCGATTGATGAAACGACTGAAAAAAGACCGCTATTTCCATTCAGCAGGAGGAAGACGATGATCATTAAACCAAACTTATGGCAACGTGTAAAGGCATTCGGAAAATCAGCAGCCCCGCAGGTTGCGAGGAAGACCATAATCTCCGGGGGTCCGCCCAAGTATTTCTCCCCCGAGATTCGAAATAACGAAAACCTCAGGAAATGGCGGGATATCTACGAGCAAGGTGGCATCATCAGCGAGGCCATCGACGCCTATCCGCTGGCCATCTGGTCCAAGGGGTACCGGCTTGAAGGGGGAGAGGCCGAGAAGACACTCGTCCAGGACCGCCTCGACACGTTTGATCTCGTGACTCAAGCAAAGATGCTCATTACCGAAGCACTGGTCTGCGGTGACGGGTTCGCGGAGAACGTGCAGAACGTAAAGGGCGATGCGTTCGCCTGCCTTGAAGTGAAACCCGCCGAGATGATCCAGCTTGATCAGGATATCATGGGGACCGTGACAGGGTACAAGTTCGTACCGGACACCACACTCACCGGCAAGACAGTCCCGCTGGCCTTGGAAGACATCACCCGCCTCACACTCATCAGGTCGCCGAGGAATCCCTACGGCACGTCTCTCATTAAGAGAGCGATCGATGAGATCACCCGCGATACCAAGACTGCAGAAGGATCCGCCGGGGCGATCGAACGACATGGTTTCCCTAAATGGCTGATCAACGCCACCGCACCCGGGACCCCGGATCGTCCCGCGGAATCGCTCGATGAAGAGACTGCCAAGAAGATCGAGCATGAGTTCGAGGAACTGAAATACAAGTCGGAGTTTATCGCAGACGGCGATATCAAAGCAACCGCGATGGATACCGGGGGCGTGCAGAACATCCAGCAGTACAACGATGTCATGCTCCAGCGTCTCTGTGCTGCCATTGGCGTCCCGCGTGAGATCCTGCAACTCACCGAAGGCGGTCTCGGAACAGGAGGCCCATCAGTCCGGATGGATGTCTGGTATGATAAGATCGAGGCCATGCAACAGCAGGTCGCCCGGTGCCTGAACCTGAACGTCATCGACCGGATCACCGGCAGGTCCGGCAGCGTGAAGATCGTCTTCAACAACCCTCGCCCCAAGAACTTCATCGCCGAGGCAACCGCGATCGCCGCCCTCCGACAGGGTATGGACCCCGACGCCGTCTGTCCGGCAGACTATGCCAGGGAAAGGCTTGGGATCCCGAAGGATGAAAGCGCGATTGATAAGGTGGTCCCGGAGCCGCAGGAAAAGAAGAAGACTCCTGAAGAACTCCGCGACTGGTTACTGGCCCAGATAAAGAAGGAGCCGAATGCCGCCACAGCAGAGTAACAAAGTCAAGGCGAAGGCGACACTGGCGAAGATCCACGAGAGAAACATCTCCGCATTTTTTCGCACCCAAGGAGCCATGGTACTCAGGGCCATCTCTCGCCGTTCGTTATCGGCAGCCCGCTCTTTTGAATCTCCGTCATTATGGAGCATCAGCCCGGAAGAATGGGACCTTATCTGGCAGAACATCACCAACCAGACCACTCCCGACCTCTCGAAAATCATCGCGGCGGCGGAAGCGGACGGCCTTCATGCTGGATCGGAACAACTCAGGAAAGCGATCGGGCTTTTCAACGAGAAATCTACGTTTAATCTCGCCAACCCCCGGGCAGTCGCATGGTTCCAGGAGAACGGGGGCAGCGTTGAATACATCAAAGGGATCCAGAAAACCACCGGAGGTCAGATCCGGTCTATCGTCACCAATGCACTCAACACCGGGCAAGCCTATACTGTGACCGCCAAAGAAATTCAGGGCGCTTTCGATGGAATGACACGCGATCGGGCACAACGCATCGCGGTCTTCGAGACGGGGCAGGCATACGAGGCCGGCAATCGCCTGTTTGCAGAGTCCCTGGTGGATGATGGCGTAAAGATGCAGGAGCGCTGGGTAACCTCGCACGATGAGAAGGTCCGCCCGGAGCATGCTGCGAACGAAGCCGAGGGGTGGGTCGAACTCGGGCACGTATACTCATCAGGAGATACCGATTGCCCGACCGATCCCGGGTGCAGGTGCTATAAGGAATATCGGCAGGCTCCGGAGGGGGACTGATGGTTGTGCCACTCATCCCCGGCCATGAAATCATCAGTATGCTGATCGTCTGCGTAAGTGCCGGGGTCATCATCGATTTTATAATCATTTGTGCGATCATCCGGCTCTTCCAGTGGCACCATAACAAGGTGGGGTTCTGATGTTCGGCAGAAATCGGTTGTGTGCCGGTATTGACTCCGAACGCCAGCTCTTATCCGTCAGCTCGTCAGCGTTCCGTATCCACGGCCCGATGAAGGCCCTATTCTATAAACTGCTCGGGCTGGTCAACCCGGCGCCCCGAGAATGGCTGGATCAACTGACGGGGAATAACGCGGTGATCCGGGATATCTACATGGAGTACCTGCAGCACGACAAAGAGGCCGGTCGCGTGCGGATACTGGAACGAGTAATCCCGTTTGCATTGTGCCTTACGGATGAGGAGCAAGGCGATACGGCCTACAATGAAGTGTTCCAGTATTTCCTTTACCGCATCTGCCAGGAGTATCGGGCCGGTCGGTTCCAGTTCAACCCGATGCACATTAACCCGCACTGTTGGTATCAAGACGGACGAGGCCGGGAACTATCAACCGTCGAGGAGAACTTAAGAGCAATTCAGGAGATGAGGTCAAACCGAGAAAGCAATCCGGGCAAAATCTCCCGGGACATTTCCGAAACGGAGCAAGGATTGAGGTCAGATTAAGATGTCAGGACATTTCGAGAAAGGGGTATGGGTCGAGGACCCGCCGCGAGGGTGCGGACTTGGAATAACAGGGGAGAGAATCGAACGCGGACAGCTGGTCTGTATGGATGCTGACGGACAGGTCCGGCCAGGAATGTCTCGCAAGGAGATGGCGTGATGGCGGAAAAGAGCGTCGTGTTGTGGCTGGTGACTTGCCCGGTCTGCGGGCTCCGCATCTTCGAGGGACACATTCCAAAAGGAGATCCCGTGATCGCACGGTGCGGCAATTGTAAGTCGCTCATCGAGATATCGTCATACCCGCACGCAGTTCCGCGTGTGCTCTCTGAATGGGAAGAGGAAGTGAAGATACTATGACCTCAATCGCTCATACCGGGGGGGAAACGATCCTCGACGAATTCCCGGGGCACTTCGACCAGGGTAGATGGGTGAAGGACCCGGTAAAATACGGTCGTAATTTCGTGCATCGTATTGATGGCAAAGAGATCATCGACGACAGACACAAACGGTTCGTTCTCTCCGGATATGCCCACCGATTCAATAACCCGGAGAACGATCTCATGGGAATCACTCTCGGGACCACTGACGATCTCGAAGAGGCAAATGCCCTCTACGAACTCGGGTATAAAATCCGGGAATTCGGATACGATTTCTGGGTTTATATCGAATTCGAAGACCGCCAGATGATGCTCGGATGGAAATTACCGTGCGGTGCAAAGACTCGTGAAGGGGCCGTGCCGTTATGACCTCCGGCATGCCTTTCCACGAGGACGAGATCACATTCGTCGAAGAAAACATGAAGGAATACCCCTCAATCCTTGCCCGGTCCCTGGGCCTCTATTATCCGCAGCACAATGGCGGCTCCCGCTGCACCAAGTCGGTCTCGCGGCTCATGAACAAGATCCGGACTGGCCGGGCCCCGAACAGCCTAGACACCTTGGAAGATGAAGTTATCGAGCCGAACACCCGCATGCAGGATCTCCCGCCCGTGGCCAAGATACCTGCGGAGCCCGTTGCAGCGATTCCTGCAGAGAAAGTCGCAGAGATCGGGACAAAGACTGCGGAACCGCCCGTGGCGAAGCCAGAGCCCGCTGTTGCAGTAACCAAAACCCCACAAACCCGTGTGCATGGGGCCGGGAATAAGAAAAGGCGATAATCCCCGTTTCATTGATATACCAGACATATCGAATATATTTTTATGACAGCCAAGGTACGGGGAGTCGAAAAAGAAGTCTGGTTAATCATAAGGGAGAACGAGATCACGGACTGCATTCTCACGAGCGAAGAGGCGATCAATTTCCTTGCCGGCCCGGGCGATGAGGTAGTTCCATATACGATAAAAATTTAAGGTAGTTTATGAAGGATAATGAAGAAAAACCGTCTACTATGCGAGCATACCCGGGTACAAAGACGAGGTATAATGAGGAACGCCATGGTCGGGAAACCGATGACGCACTTCTCAACCGGCTCCTGGATGAGCTGCACGAGCTCAGGAAAAAACAAGAAAAATAATTCTTTTATGCAGTCCTGTATTTCAGGAGCGCCCTCGCCAATATCGCATCCCCGTCAGCCTCAATGATAGAAACCATCACGCTCTTTCCGTATTCTATCTGGAACGGCAACAATTCGGTTGCCATAACAATGAAGGACCGGTGCTGTGAGAATTCGAGTGGAACACGAAACCGGTAAGGGACATCCCCCTCGCTCTGGATCTGCAGCAGGATCTTCGAAGAGTCCTGCGGGATATCCCCGGTTCCGTCCACGCGCAGGGATTGGTCGTGATACGTCACGGCCGCGGGATCTGGCGTCTTCCGGTATGCAATTCTCTCGTATGTCGCAGCAATCTGGAATGTCATTATTTCAAACTCCTTGATTGCGCAGTTCTAAGGGTTTGGGGAATTAATATTCTGCTATAAAATAAAATGCCGCTCTTTTGCAGATTTACATAAAATCCCATATCCCTGTTGCGACCCAATAGTACTATGCCATCCTTAGTTGTGGCACGCCTCCACCCGCTGACCGGCGGTGATGAGGGGAAAGTGCACCGTAACAAGTACGGACAAGGCATTTCGCCCGTGTATGATCGCACCGGGCAGGTATCAGAAATTCGCTTTTCCGAGTTATCCTCACCCGAAGACGTCCGGCGTTGGCTGGATTCCCACAGGTACACAGGATACGAACTCAGCACTCCGCAATCAGAAGATCAGCCGGCAGAACAGCACCGCCATTACCTCGCGCTCGAATTCGTCCCGGAGGGATCGAATCTTGTCGAGATGGACGGGGGCCTGCTGGTAAAAGGCGTGAAACTACTTGCAGCAGGGACCTGGACGGACTCCGTTCAAAAGACCCCATGTCGGTACACTCCACTGAAACTCAAAACCTACTCGACCAACTGGGCCGATCCCACGTATTGGAGCCGGCATGGTGGGGGCACACCCCGTAATGCCACGGATGTTATCGGAGAGGTCCGAAACCCACGGTTCGAAGGCGATGCCGTAGTTGGGGATCTCTGGTATGACGGAATCACCGACAACAGCCAGAACTGCATCAGGATCGTCAAGGCGGCCGCAGCAGGCAAGCGGAAAGCACCCTATGTGTCTGTCGAGATGATGACCCGTGACAAATGGCTCCCGGCGGAGAAGATCTACGAAGCAGAGGAGATCCTTTTTGACGGACTGGCCATGGTCAACCGTGGCGCTTGTGCAGTATGCACCATCAATGCCCGGGCCCAGGAAGAGGCAGCACCCGCATCTGCTGCAGCAAAGGAGGAGAATGTGAACAAGGAACAGCAAGCCCCGGACGGATCGCTGGAAGCCCAGCGTGAAGACCTACAGACCGCACTGAACGACAAGTTCGGCATCGCTGAGTCGGATGGGCGCAAGTGGGGAGCGTGGATTACAGCCACGTACCCGGATCGCGTCGTGTTCCAGTCGTCCAAGGATGACGTCCTGTACGAAGTCCCGTACTCAGTGTCACCGTCCAGGGAGATCCTGTTCGGAACGCCCTACGAAGTCGAGATCATCTATCGGAAAGTACAACCCGACAATCCAACACCGGAGAACACCATGGAATCGAAAGACTACGAAGCCAAGATCAACGATCTCACCAAGGAGCTTGAGGGTCTGAAGGCAGAAAACGCATCGCTCAAGACCCCGCCTCAGGCAGCCGCACCCGCAGAACCCGACAGCAAGGCGCTCGAAGAGGCTACTGCCCAGATGAAGGCGCTTGAAGCCCGCGTCAAGGAACTGGAGAACAAACCGAACCCCAAGATCCCCGGCGCCACTGCGACACCCGCAGATGGAGAGACCAAGGAGCTTGAGGCCCCGGCGACCCGTGTCGTTGTATCCCGCACCGGGGAAGTTCACGGAGCGTGAAGTAAATGTCAGATATCTCAGCATTCCCAACAATCCGCAAGGTACTGCATTATGGCAACCCCGGCCCCGGCGGGTTCGTCGCAGGAGCAACCATCAAGGCCGGCATGGTCCTGGCAATCCACGGGACTGGCGAGGACTATATTGCATGGCCCGCGATTGACGGCACCACAGCAGCCGTTATCGGTGTCGCCCTGCATGATGCATCAGCAGGAGATCCCATTGCGATCGCACCCCCGGGCAGCATCGTTACGGTTGCCACTGGCACGGACGATGCAATCGACGCAGGCCACTGGGTTGTTGTTGATGACAACTCGGCTGGAGGCATGGTCATCGAGATGGACCCGGCAATCGGTTCGCACAGCGCGACCGTTGTAGATTTCTTCGTCGGATATACCGTGAAGAACTCAGCGAGCAACCAGGTGGATATCATGATCTGGCCCGGCCCCATGATGACCGCGAGCGCCTGAGGTGACTGAAGATGACAAAAAGACTTGAAACCTACCTCGAACTGGCCCTCGGAGCCGCAGATGCACCGCACATGACCAAACACATTGTCGAGACCCGGATCCCCAAGAATCTTGGGCACTATCACGAAGGAAAACTCGTGAGCGTCAGGGAACTCCTGCTCAGCACCCAGATCGAAGGCACGTCTCTGATCCAGACTGAGATGTACGCCACGGTCATGGAAGGCGCCGAGCCGCAGAAGTGTATGCGGGATGTTCTCCCGATCCTCAAGGCCACTGGCAGCACCCTCCGCGTCCCGAAGGGCGAGACTGGCACCTACGCCAAGCTCATCGCAGAAGGCGGAGAGATCCCGATCGAGACCCAGGATTATGGGTATACCGACTTCAACATCAAAAAGTTCGGTGCCCGGCCCCTCATCACCCAGGAAATGATCGACCGGTCCCAGTACGATGTGATCGCACTCGAGACCCGCAAGGCCGGCCAGCGTGTTGAGAACAGCCTCAACCAGCAGTCACTGTCGGTGGTTCTCCAGAACTCCGGCAACGAAGTCGACACCACGCACTCAGGCACTGCGGTGGATGAGAAGGCAGCAGTCGCCCAGGCCATCGCCAAGAACAACGAGGATGGATTCATCAGCGACGTGCTCCTGATGACACCCGGGTTTGCAGGAGAGATCCTCTCGACCATCACATCTGGGTACACGGTGCAGTCAGGAGAGATCATGCTGACCGGCAAGATCCCAATGCTGCTCGGCCTTAAGCCGTTCGTCTGTGGCGTCACTGATGTCAGTACGACCTATGTCTGGGAGAACGACACTGATGGCGACATCGGAGCCATGGTCCTCGACTCCAAGAACGCAGGCGCAATCGCCATGGAGAAGGATCTCTATGTCGACCAGCTCAAGGACCCCGTGAGGGACATCCTGAACTGCGTCGTCAAGGCCCGGTTCGGCTACAACTACTTCAACGCCAACGCCGCCTGCAGGATCGTGCGGTAAGCTGAGGGAGGGAAACCCCCTCATGCTTTCCAGCAGGACAAGTGGGAAAATCCTCTCAGGACGATACGCTCACGAGCGTGAGCTCTGCGCCCAGAACAAGGATCTCTATTCTGCCGCTGATCAGGCTTACCTTGGCATCTCGGGCCAGTCGGTCGGGATGGGGGACAGGCAGCGCATCGAGGATCAGTTCAAACCCCTCAATTCCCCGGTGGACCCGGAGACCGGTAAGAAGGAGATCGACATTCGCAAAGGTAACCCGGTGATCTCATGACGTATTGCACGAACGCGGACGTCTACCTTGAAACAGGGACTGCACTTGGCACGATCACATCGACCGATGTCGACAACATGATCGTAAAGTCCGACAAGGAAATTGTCGCGAAGTTGCGGAAGGCCGGTATCACGAGTTTACCCGCAACGGACGACGATCTCCAGACCGCATCAGTACAATTGACTATTGCCAAGATCAAGCGGAGGCAGTCTCAGGAACTCAGCAGACCCGGATCTCTTAATCTGGGAGACATCTCCTTCAGTGCACAGCCGGAAACCGAGGCCGTTGCTTGCGATGTGAAAGCCCAGGACGCGATCAACTCGTACATAACGACAGTTCGAAGAACAACCGGAATTAGGATCAGGAGGACCTGCTGATGCCATATCCATCTGTTTTCCTCATCCACAGCGCAACCCTGCACCACAACAACGGCAACAAGCAGGCCCTCACGTACGCGGCCCCCACAGGCACCGCACAAGCAGCGCAGACCGTGACCGGCACCACTTCGCACGCAACAGCCGTGATCGATACGGTAGCCTCGCCAATGGTCGTGAAGACGCTCGTTGGCACGTTCACGCCCGGGGAAACCATCAGCACGCCCTCATGGTCTGCCACGCTCGTATCGCAGGATGAGTACTTCGACAGCAACGGGCTCACGGTGCCGGACGTATCGAGCGCCACGGTTGCCTGCAGGTTCTCTCCGCAGGGAACGCAGATCAAGGGCAGCCCGCTTCAGGTGACGACCGTTGATATGGTCGTTCTCCCGGGCACGACAGTTGTTGCAATGGGGGATACCCTCACGGCAACGGACACCGGGTTCTCCGGCACGTTCACCATCACCAAAGCCCCGAAGCCAACCTATGAGGCGGCACAGAAGATCGTCTCCCACTGGACCTGCGAGATCGCAAAGGCGGGTGCGTGACCATGGCGCCAAGTGACCCGACCACGCAGGCACTCATCACCATGAGCAAGGAGATCGGAGGTCTCACTCAGGCAGTCAAGGACCAGGGCCGGGAGATCGGCCAGCTCCGCGAGATGGTTGAGAAAGATCAGAAGAAGCGCGACACTTCGTGCGGGACCTGCAAGACGGAAATCATCACCCGGCTGGACGAACACGAGGACCGGCTCGACACTATCGAGAAGAAACACGAGGGTGAAGTAGCTGTCACCTCATGGTTCGATTCGACCGTGGGGAGGACCGCTGCGATCCTAGGGGTTGCTGTTGCCTGCATTGGTGTTGTAACCGCACTGGTGACGTTCTTCGCGTGGGTGATTCCGATCATTCAGAAGGTGGTGTGAGGGATGGCCGGTTTCTCCTTCGACATCTCGGATCTTACAAGGCTCATCGAGGATACGGACAAAATCACCGCGTTCGTCTCAAAAGCCGAAGGTCCGGTCGTTGAGCTCACTGGAAACGAGTACAAGAACGACATGCAGGAAGTCATTCAGTATAAGACGGGCACCCTCAGGCGCTCCATCCATGTTGAGATGACCCGGGAAGCCGGCCATACTGTTGCGCTTGTAGGTACAGATGCGCCGCAAGCCAAGCGCCTCGAATTCGGGTTCAACGATGTGGATTCACTTGGGAGAGTCTACCATCAGCCACCTCAGCCCCGGTGGCGTCCAACATTCGATCAGAATTTTCCGAAGTATGAGCGGATGATGCAGGGTGTGTTTGTCCGTGATGAGTGGGAATCTGATGTTGCCACTTTCCAAGGGGTCAGACCAGATCTATCATCGAGGGCGGTATAATGGCCGATCCTGCGCTCGCTCTGCAAACCCGGATCAAAGGTATCACAGAGATCACGGCGATTGTGAACCAGCGGATATACCGCACCGGCTCAGTGCCTACGAATCCCCAGATGCCATATCTTATCGTTAACGCCCCGATTTCAGACAACGAAGAGGGCAGCACCAACACCACGAATAATAGCGTCGCCAGGATTCAGGTCGATGCATTCGCCAGCACCGATCCGGCAGTGGAGGCCATCTCCCAGCTCCTGAAGAAGAAAGTGCCCTGCAATGACGTGATCCTGCCAGCAGGCACAGACTTCATCAGGGTTGAACGTATCGCAAACGCCGGGGCACTCCCGGACCAGAACACTGCAACCCCGGTTTTCATGCGTTACCGGGATTTCAGGATTAAGTACGCTGACTAAAACGGAGGAATCGAACGACTATGACCGAAATGGTAAAATCAAGCATGGGATATCGCGTTTTACACGCGAACAAACTCATCCCGGAAGTGGTGAAATGCACCGAGCCGGATGAGACGACCGCAAAGACGGACACCACCAGCCAGGATAACCTGCATGGCATCAAAAGCCGTGATGCAGGATGGATCGATGTCGGGGATATGTCCCTGACGATCAAGGACACCGGCGGCTCCCTGTATGCCGATCTCAAGGCATTGCAGCGGGCGAGGACCAAGGAACTCTGGGAGCTGGCGTTTGCCCCGGTCGGATGTGGCCGTGCGATCCAGGGACTTGCATTCATCTCGAAGTGCAAACACGGACATGCCGACGATGGCGGAGCACAGACCATCGAACTGACGATCACCCCGACAAGTTACTTCGCGGAACTCTCAACCGGTGCGGCCGGTCTGACCACGCCGTTCCTGTCTGTTGCCGATGAAGACAGCCACGCCATCGCACTGTTGCAGACTCCCGCCGGGACCACCTACGATTACGAGTGCACTGCATTCACCGGCAGCGCAAGCGTCCTGATCACCCCCACCGCAGCGGTTGGCAGCATCTACGTGATCGGCGTGCTCGTTACCAGCGGGGCGGCATCCGCCGCGATCCCCATCAGCCAGACTCAGGGCGATGTGACCATGATCGGCGTCGCAGTCTGCGAGGTCAACAAGGCATCAAAGACCTACCTGCTCCGCGTGAAGATGGGTAACGCAGCATATGCGTGAGCGTGATTCATTTTGGCGGAGCGATCGGTGCCTATCGAGATAGGAGGTGAAAAATATCACCTCCGTTTCGAGCGGAAAGATGGGAGAATGATCGAGCGGGAACACAACACCACCATCCTGATGCTTTTACAGCCCGGCAGATTCGGATGGGATGCCGCTGCGATCTTCCTGCTCAAAGGGCTGAAGAGGGAGAACGAGAAGGGCGAATTCGTCTATGCACTCCCTCAGAATGCAGAGGGTGATGAAAAGGCATTCGAGATGGTGCAGACATTCACCGGAAAGTTCCGGGGAATCAACACCGGCATTGCGCTCCTGTATGGTGCAATCAACGGTGCTCTGATCGCATCCGGCTGGTATCTTTCCCCCGAGGAACAGACAGCTCGGGCTGATGATAAAGCAACCTGTGTGGTCGACCCCTCAAAAAACTCAGCGACGCCCTCGACTCCGATAATGCCATAGCGTACGGAATCTGTGGGCTGACACCCGGGCAACTCGACCGGATGACCCCCGGAGAATTCAGGGAATTTGCAGAGAGGAAGATCAAGTGGTATGAACAAAACCAAAAATCTCAACGCAATGACCAGGACGCCCTCAATGGATTCCTATGCCTGCTCATCCAGCGCTCTCTCGGGAATAAAGAGGCCAAACTGGAGGACTTCATGATTTTCACGAAGCAGGATCCACCAAAGCAGCAGACAGAAGCGGAATGGAATAGTGCGCTTAGCTCGTGGATCGGGACCGGAGGCAGGTGATGGCGGAGGAAGTTGTCAAAACCTATTGGGCGAAGTTCGGCCTCGATGCCACCAATTTCCTCAATGGTATTACAGCAGCGCAAAAGGAGTTCCTTACATTTACCGCCGGGGTAGCGGCATCAGTGGCGGTATTCACCCTCGCATTCAATGAGTATTCTCGGCTTGTTCAGAAATACGGTCAGATGGCTAACGACTTGCAGGATCTCTCTTATGCGACCGGTATCTCGACGGAAGAAATCCAGCGGTTTCATTACGCCGCCAAACTTTCAGGTGATGACATCGGCATGGTTGACGCCATGCTCTCAAAGCTCACCCTCTCAATGGGGCAGTTTACCGATAAAACATCTCCTGCTGCAAAAGCGTTCCAGCAGTTAGGCGTTGATCCCGCCGGGAAGAGCACTTCGCAGGTATTTGAGGAGATCGCTGCCGCAATGAGCGATATTCCCAATGCCGGTACCCGGGCGTCTATTGGTGTTGATATTTTAGGCAGGAGTTATCGTGATTCTCTGCCGTACATGAAGGATTACGTCGAGAACTCGGAAAAGATCAAAAAGGCCGTCACGTTCTCTCCGGAAGAACAGCAGGCGATGGCCGATTACAAACAGGGTCTCGACGATCTCGGCAATTCGTGGGAAGTGTTTTGGGGAAAGGCGCTTTTTGGCAAGCCGGAGGCAACAAAAGAGAAAGTCGACTCGATTCTCCAGTATTATCAAACGCTCGGATATGGAGAGGAAGAAATCAAGAAAGCCTTGGTCTCAAATTATGGATTAAGTGCCCTGCAAAAACTCGGGTATTATACCGAGTCTGCAGAGTCTGCGAAATCTTCAAGGATCGACTTTAAGGACCAGTTTGCCAACCTCGACGAGACCGGCGTTAAATTGGCACAACTAAACGCGGACCTCGCGGACTACAACGACGCGATGGAGGCTGCCAGGCAGTCGGGCGATCAAGAAGCCTTCGAGAAGGCGGCAGCCGGGGCCCGGATAACTCAGCTGGCGATTGATGAGCTCGGTAAAGCCGGGAAATTAACTCAGACTGAGATATCAAAAATCAAAAACAGCCTCGACGATCTCACCAAGTACTCCATCCCGGAGCAGCGGGAGGAGGTCAAAAAACTCGAAAAGGCTTACAAGGAGATCGGGGATAAAAGTTCTCAAGCCGCAAAGGATGCGAAGCGGGAATGGGAGCACGCACAGAACACCCTTAACGGCTATCTGATCCAGCAGCAGGAGGCCTCAGAAAAGCTGACAAAAGCCGGCGTCTCTACATCGGCATCGGGCGGCTCCACTTACAACGAACTCTTCAAAGCCTCGATAAATACCGGCGGCGTCGGTCCCGACACAGCCGGGTACTCTGACCTCGCCAACATGTCAGAGGCGGAGCTTCAGGAGATCGCAAAAGGCGGGCTCGGCAAATCAAAGGGGTTTGCGGAGAAGGCACAGGCATATCTTGACCGGATGGGATCGACCGGCTCCGGCACGGCCTCCACCGCCTCGAAAACCACCACAACCCCCGGCAGCACCGACCAAACAAAAACCGTAGAAACCGAGTACGACAAACAGACAACGGCCCTTGCAACCCTCACCGACAAAACCACAAAAGAGTATCAGAAGCAGAGCGACGCCTTCAAAAAACACATGGACGGTATCCAGGCGCTCCGGGAGAAGCAATACCCGATCTTGGAAGTATTAGACCTCACTCATTTCGCCACGTTTGAAGAGACGGCGAGAGTGGGGCAGCAAGCGGTCCTCAACAATATGGCGAAACTCGTCAACTTCGCCGGTCAAAACCCGATCATCCAGAACTCCATAATAATGTCGGCCAAGGGCCCCGACTGGACCCCTCCGACATTCACTCCGATCACCGCACCAACCCTCGCCAGCGCGGATTTCACGCAGGTAGGGGCGGCTGTGCAGGCGATTGTGGCGAAGGGGCTTGGTGATGGCACAAGCGGCACGGCAGCGGCAAAGGCGGCGGTTACGAAAGTTACGGTCGTTATCGAGGATAAGACGAGCGGCGGCGTCCGGGCAGAGCTCGCCTCAGCCAATGGTGTCGGAGGTGGCAATTGAAGGTCGTATGGTATAGCGCAGCCGGTACGTCCATCGAGCTCTCCAAGGACTCTGAGACTTACAAACTGCTCGTAGGGATGCGGGGATTCCATGAGAACCCGGAACCATCTCACCAGGTAACGCAAGCACCGTTCCAGAATGGGGCTGACCGGTCCCTGACGCTCTACGAGCCCCGGGAAGTCTCATTACCGGTAATGGTGCGGGGACCGACCTATCAGTCATTGGAGCAGAACGGGCAGTATCTGGCCCTCGCCCTCAATGCCCTTCTCGGGCCGGGCACGCTGATCTACACACGGGAAGATGGAAAAGAGTTCTTCCTTACATGCATCGCCAGCGGCAAGTGCCCGGGAGATCCATCTGATGAAACACCGACGAGCTACAAGACCACGATCACGCTCATCGCTCACGATCCGTTCTGGTATTCGTACCCGATCATCCCCACGTATTTCGGGTCGGGCGCTCCGCTCCAGTTCCCCTTCGGATTCCCTTTCAAATTTCCCTCAACAACTCCTGAAGATACCATAACGAATGAGGGGAATGTTGCGGGACCGGTCACAATCCAGATCACCGGCGCAATTGTCAACCCGACGATCTCACGGACGTACTCGGATAAGTACGGCACGAAAACCACCGAATCGGTCTCGTTTACCCTGACAATGATCGCGGGAGAGGTTCTTACGATTACGACCGGCCCGGGCAATCCCCGGATAACTCTGTTGCACGATGACGGGAACTATGACACCAACCCGTTCCAGTATCTCGTTGCCGATCCAAAATTCTGGCAGCTCCAGCCGGGCGACAACGAGATTGTACTTACCAACGTCTCGATGGGTGTCGATACGCAGATGATCATCTGGCACGCAAGCCGATTCACGGCGGTGTGATGATGCCCGGAGAACCCATCTTACCTTATCAGAGCGGCGTTCTTGGAGAGGGAGTTCTCGGGTTCCTACAACTCGGGGAACCATACACTCCGATCAGCGAACTCACATTACCGTACGATCTCGGGGCCCGAATTTGGGTGGAGATTTACACCCCGGCCTTTCTCATGGCCGGCATTGTTGGCGATTACGAATCCCTGACATGGACTGACAACTGGTACGATTTCGATACCTGGGAACTGTCGATCGATTCCAACAAGATCAACGTCGGGGCGTTCGTGGCGAAGGGACTGATCCGGTTCGTTGCGGATGGCCGCGAACATATCGGCTGGATCGAGGGCATAAAACGGGTGCTGAAACCCCGGGGAGCGGAAACCCACACCGTATCTGGCAGGGGCATCGAAGCAGTTTTCACACGGAGAATCTGTATAAAAGATATTTCAACCGGTGACGGTTACAACGCCCTCGGAGATACAGCGATCACCGGGATCACGTTCGTCTTTGCAGCCAGCACTACGGTGACAGCCTCGGCCTCGTGCCTTTCCCAAGTATCAGTAGGTTACTATCTCTACAACAGCACGAACGACGCGGCGACGTATGCCAAAAAGATCACGGCGATCTCCACGGACGGGCTGACGATCACGCTCGAAAGTGCATACTCAGGTACCGCCGGATCAGGCAAGGCCGGGTCACTCATCGGGCAGCCTGGAGAGACGGCCCTGCGGACCTGCGTATATGATGAGTGCATCAACCCATCCAGTTCAACGAGGATCATATCTGGTCTTTCACTGGCAGCCGACTCCAAGCGGGGATCGGTGGTCGCCCGGACACTCAGGATTGATCGACTCTCTGATGTGATGTACGGGATCGGGAAGGAGACGGCCCTATCGTTCAAACTCACTCATCCGAGCGCAGGCATGAATTTTGTCTTCACGGTGCTGCAAGGTACCGATGTTTCCAGCACAGTGACCCTCTCCACAGATCGCGGCAACGTACAAGAGATCGAGTACTTCGAGAATCTTCTCGAGTACAAGAACCTCGTTTATGTCAATGGTACCGGTGACGGTGCGGCCAGGATTGTCCGGCAAGTGTTTACTGGCGTTACGGAGCCGAGTGGATGGGACCGGTATGAAACATCTTTCGACGCCTCAGACTGCACCACGGATGCAGCTCTCGACAGCAAAGGGGCGGAAGTCCTGGCAGATCTGGCAGAGGCGATCACGCTGGATGTCCAGTACCTGCAGACCAGCAACCCCACGTACATCCTGGGCACCCATTTCAAGCTCGGCTACACTATCACGGTCGATTACGTGACGGCGGGGATCAAAGTGGTCAGCCGGGTCACATCCATCGAGACGAACTGGGTACGGCAAGGCAAGACGATCAAGTTGACGATCGGGAAGAAAAAACCCGATTTTGTGGACATTTACAAGTATGACAAGAAAGCGAATGGAGCGCAAAAACGGAGGTAATCATGGCACTGAATTTTAACTTTCTGAACACGGGAAACATGGACTGGAACGAACCGAACTGGCACAAGGTTGCCCTGCTGTTACAAGGGCAGGACGGGGCTCTTGAGAATTATCTTTCGGAATTTGCCGTAATCCAAAATACCCCGCCAGCGATGAACGTCATTGTTGGAACCGGTATGGGGTGGGCCAACGGGATCGAGTTCGACACCACGGCACCAACAACGGTCACGGTGGATGATGCCGATGCAACGTACACTCGCATGGATTACGTCGTTTTTGCCATCGATTGGGTCGCAAAGACCGTCACGCTGACAACCCATAAGGGCACGGCAGCAGCCTCCCCGGTTGCACCCACGCTCACGCAGGACTCATCACTCTACGAGTACCCGCTCGCCCTTCTGACCATACCGGCGGGTGTGGCCGGGGCAGCGATAACGACCGCGATGATCACCGATGTCCGCACGTTCCTGAATGGCTTGGAAATCCCCTGTATCATCGATGGTGGGGGGAAGGTCATTGCCACCGGGACAAAGGCCCGTATCAAGGCCCCGTGTGACTGCACGATAGCCGCATGGGAAGCTACGGCATCTCCCTCAGGTTCGATCGGATTTGACATCAAGACGTGCACCTATGCCAATTTCCCGACAACCGTCTCGATCACCGCGAGCGCCAAGCCGGTTATAACATCAGCACAAAAGGCCACGTCTTCAACTCTGACCGGGTGGACAACCTCAATAAAACGCGGAGACTGGATCGAGTTTGTCGTGGACTCCTGCACCTCGACCACGCTCGCCACGCTCTCGCTCCATTGCGTGAGGAGCACGCCACCATGACGCTGGTGACACTGACCTACACAACCTCTCAAACGATCACCATACCCTCTCACGTCAAACGGCTTGCGAGCATTATGCTTAAAGGGGGAGGTGGGGGGGGACAACACGGGAGGAACGATCCTCCGGTCCACGGGACTGGGGGGACTGAGGGCGCAATAACGACGCTATCTGATATTGATGTGACGCCGGGGGGACAGTATGAGGTTGTTATTGGCACCAAAGGATTGGGGGGGACTCCCGAGCCTGGGTCTAACCCAACAGCAGGTGGAGAGACGGCGGCATTTGGACAGACCGCGCTCGGCGGCAACCCCGGTGCTTTTGGGAGCAGTCCGACCGCCGGCGCGGGTGTAAACGGGGGCGCGGCAGGAACATCATACTCTACGGACGGACAGGACGCTACTGGATACGGTTGCGGGGGCGGGGGAGGATATGGGGGCATCTCCCCTCTAGGGGCCGGGGGGGACGGGTCAAACGGCGTGGTAATAATAACGTATTATGAACCTGCAATATCATTTTCCGGCACTCCGACGGAAGACACGGCGCCGGCATCTGTTGCCTTCACCGCATCGGCGACCGAAAGCCCGACATTATGGGCATGGTCATTCGGGGATGGTGGATCGTCAGCGGTACAAAACCCCTCACATACGTACGACATTCCCGGAAAATTCACCGTCGCGTTGACCGTCACAAATGCCTACTGTACCGTGACTGAGACAAAAACCGAATACATCTCGATGTACTGGGAACCCTCAGCGCAGGCGTTTTTCCTGATGGCAGATCCGCGGGGGGTGTGATTATGGCGTGGTATGACACGATTTTTGTAATCATCAATCTGGACACCAAGCAACCAACCCCATCTCAGTGGTATGCGGCACTTCGGGCTTATATCGATAAGATCGAATTGATGTGCCTGGATCTGGTTGACGTATCGGCAACTCATCGCGGCCTTTGCCCAAAACTCGACGGCAACCCCAATCATTTCCTGCGTTCTGATGGCGAGCAGGCTGCTCCGCCGGGTTCCGGGGGTGTCGGGGGTGCGACCGGCTCGGCAGATGGCGAGATCATCGTTGCTGACGGCACCGGAGGAGATACAATCAAAGGATCCGGGATCCTCATTTCTCAATCAGTCGAGAACAACAATACTACTGTGCCAACCGGTGCGGCCGTCCAGGACGCCCTGGATGCGTTGCCTGTTGCGGGGGATGTCGTTGGACCGGCATCCTCAACAGATAACGCACTCGCACGGTTCGACGGCCCCGGAGGGAAAACGCTTCAGAACTCCCTCATGACCGTTGATGACAACGGCACGGCCAACATCCCGGCCGCCCAGAAATACAAAGTCGGCGGGGCGGATGTTTTCAACACCCCGAAGCGCACCATAATTCTTCACGGTTCCGGGGGAAAAGCCAGCACCACAGATGGTAACGACTCGTTTTCAACGGTCGAAACCTCAACCAATAAAATTCTTGTCAACGGCTCGAAATTCATTGCCTCCACCTCAGACAAATACCATCAATGGGAAACCCCAATGCCCGACAACTGGGATCTCGGGACCATCAAGGCCGTCCCGTGGATTTACACCGATTCGACCGATGCCAGCGACCATACAATAATATTCGGGCTGCAATGCGTCGCCATCCGGAACGGGGATAACGCCGATACTGCATGGGGGACCGCACAGGAATCCACGATAACGGTGGCATCAAGCATCGCGGGGAAAGAGGTTGCCGGTGCAGAGACCACGGCAATTACGCCGGGCGGCACTGCTGCCAAAGGGTGCAAACTGCGATTCAGGACGTATCGGAAAGGTGCGGACACTCACACCGGGGATGTAATCCTGACGCAATGGGCCCTAGAAATCGGCACGAACAACTTCTCGGATGAGTGATTAAATGGCTGTTGTATGGAGCGACCCCGTAATAGACGGAAATACCACGCGGTATGATGGGGTTGATGGGCTGTATCTCCTCTATAAATGGATTTGGAGGGCTACAGATGGGACAACTACTTGGACCCCCCAAGGAGGTTCCGCCGAAGTCGAATATTTAGTAATCGCTGGGGGGGGTGGCGGCGGAGCGTCTGGAACAAATATCGGTGCTGGCGGGGGAGGGGGTGCCGGAGATTATTTTTATGGCACGGGGCTTGTCGTGTCTGGCCCCCAGACAATCACTATCGGTAGTGGGGGTCCCGGGGGGTCTGGGAGCCAAACTGCAGGGAGCGATGGAAATGACAGTATCTTTGGGTCTAAAACTGCCAAGGGGGGCGGTGGTGGTGGAGGGACAACCGGAAGGAATGGAGGTTCTGGGGGTGGGGGTGCAGGGAAATATACTGGTGGAAATTCAGGAGGAACTGCCGTATATAACGGAATTGGACATAACGGAGGGACCTCTTCTGGATATGATGGCGCCGGCGGGGGGGGTGCAAATTCTGCCGGGGGTGTAGCGATAACCGCAGGGCTTGGCAATGAAAATACAATATCGGGGGCTTCGGTAACTTATTCTACGGGGGGTAGCGGAGGGATAAATGGAACCGCCGGAAATGGATCTAGCGGAACGGCAAATACGGGCAATGGGGGGAACGGAGGGAACCAGAACGCCGGGACGTATTCAGGTGGAACTGGGGGAAGCGGGGTCATCATCATCAGATACCTCACACCCTCTACCGACAATTTATCAGGTGTGGGTATGGGAAGCGCGAACATAATGGCCTGCGGGTGCTGAAAACGATAGAAACCACTTTTGAAACAGAACTGAATCGTATCGTCTACGCGAAGGTTGCCTCCGGGGAATACCCGGACCCGATCGCTCAGGTATCGGATGCAGAACAGCGAGCGGAACTCATCGGTCTCAAGGCCGGCACGATTGCCCGTCCTGCAACGAAACCGGGATATCTCAACCGTCTCGCACAACTGGAAGCGCAGATAAAGGGTATCGCCGCACAAAACAAGCAGATTAACGTAGACAATGCAGCCGCAAGAAAGGCAGTAGATGACAAGTTCTCTGCCGATATTGCAGAGGCGAAACTCGATGAAGAGAACCTGATGGCCGCGATCCGGGCGTACCGGAACTACCTCCTCGCACAAACTGACTGGACGCAGAACAGTGACAATAAACTCACCGGTACACTAAAACAGGCATGGAAAGATCACCGGCAGGCCCTGCGGGATCTCCCGGAGAATGTCGTGGATCCCCTAAACCCGGTATGGCCCACACCACCGGCATAAATCACATTAATAAAAAATACACCGATAGATACGAACACATATAAAAATACCCCCTTTTACAACACGTAAATATACCGATAGTTACGTTTATATACACACAATGATGATATGATTTTAAGGTGTAGTTTATGCAGGAAGCAATGCCACTCGATACATACTACACCGTTGATGAGGTTGCCGATAAGCTGAAGGTATCCCCCAGGACAGTGTTGGAACTGAAACGAGCGGGAAAAATCAAGGCGGTCAAAATAGGGCGCGAGTTGCGCTTCTCTGAGACCTCCCTGAAATCATACCTCGGAGAACCGGCACCTTAACGAAGGTGTTTATCCGTGAACAAAAGAATCTGGCTCATCGCCGCAATCCTCCTGATCGCAGTGATCGCGGTTATCATTGTATCGCCTGTCTCGGCAGCGACCGAGATCAACGTACCGGCCATCGTCCCACAGAGTGAGTACCTGACCGCGGCCCAGATCCGGGCCGGTGAAGGTAATGGGATCGGGATCTCGATGGACTTCATCGGGGAAAACGAGCGGATAAAATATTTCTCCGGCTCGATCTACTTCAACAAAAAATTCGCCCTGAAATACTCTCACGAGGAGCAGGAACGGTGCTGGCTGAAAGAGTACGTATGCTCGATCCCGGAACTCGCACCGGAATGCGTGGCACGGTACAATGCCATCAGGTTACCGGCCCCCGCATAA